CGCGTTTACAGCCAGCGCACCAAACAGCAGCCAATCGAGCGCATGCCAGCGCGATCGAATACTGGTCACACACACCTCACCCGGCGTCAGATCCGCATACAGCGCAGACGTTGAACCTTCGTCGCGCATGGCCGCGATCGGATCATGAAAGCTGCCGACGTCGCCCCGGGCATCCACGACGTGAAACGTCACCACATCCCCATCGGTGGCCATCCAATCGGCGGCAACGCTGTGAAGGCCGCCGCGCTTATCCACGACACGAAAAAGCACCGATCCCACTTGTTTAGACTCGCTCACCGGAACACCTCGTTATGCGTAACGGCCGGGGCCTTGCAGGCTTCCGACTCTCGACAATCCACATACCCCACAAAGGCGTAAGCCAGCAGGACCACCACAACGCTCAGCCAGGGCCGGGGCATCATTGACCCGGCTCCGACTTCGGCAATTTGGTATCGGCGTAGCGATCGGCCAACTTGCCCACCTTCTTCACACCCAGGAAGCCGACCCAAATGCCGATCGGCTGAGCCAAGGCTTCAGGCAAGCCGAAGAACGAAAGAAGCCAGATCAGGCTCAGCGACAGCAGAACGCACATCGGGCCTTCAATGAGGGCGTCTTTCAGCGTGCCCCCGGCGTAAAAAATCCGCAGGACCGCCATCACCAGCGAGAGAACTCCCGCCCAAACGGTCGAGGAATGCTGACTCAACCACAGGGCCACAAAGGCCCAGGTGTCTGGCTTGTCCGGCATGTTCGGCATCTCGATTGCCTCCCGTGGGTGGGAGAAAGGAATAAAAAAACCCCCGACCTGTGAGGGCCGGGGGCTGAATGGACTGTTTCGCGATGAGTATCGTGGCCGGAACAACACCACAATGACGCAAACGATAGGGGAAACTGCAAAAGGCGTCAATCGATTTGTGTAAAAAAACACTATTCGTGTAAAACCGCCGCACTGTCAACCCTTCGTTTTTTAGCCACGCCTCACAGCTCCAGGGCCCGCTCAAGTTGCGCTAAAGCGCAGGGCAATTCACGACGAAAAACCCCGCCGCACCCCCGTGGCAAAGGCTTTCGGCAGTTTTCACAGATCCGCCCAGCAACAACCCCGAGCTGTTGTTGAAGCAACTCATGGTCCCGCTCGATCAGCGTCAAAATGTATTCGGTTGCTGTATAGGGAATGCCTTTTGAGCCCCGTAATTGCTGGCCTTTGGCCAATTTCTCCGCCTGAATCGGACCCATTCTGACCCCGATCACCTCAACCCCGGCCGCCTCGTCTCGTTCTCGCTGCTCCCGCTTGCGCTGCGCCTCCGGACTCAGGCCGTCAGCGTGACGCGTCACAAGGCCGCTTTCTTCAGCAACTTGAACAATGGCCTCGATCCGAGCCGCGACACGCTCGGCCTCTTCGTACTGCTCCAGGGCGCTCCGGGTCATGTTTAAAATCCTCTTGTATGATTAATTTGGTTATAGGGCTTCAGGCCAGCCAGCCCGAGGGGTCCAGGGCTTTCGGCTTTTCCGCGCGTCTTGCTCCTGTCTTGTCCTGCAACGCGTCAAACCCCTGGGCATCGAGCCAGGCGTGCCAGCGTTCCAGGGCGTTGCGCTTGACCGACTCGCCCAGGGCTTGGAAGTAGGTGCGCTCTAATTCGGACAGGGCGTGGTTCAGCAGCAGCTTGCCCACCAACGAATCGACGCCGAGATTGGCCCATATAGAAGGCGCGAGCTTGCGCAGGTCGTGACTGGTCCATTCGCCGGCGCCGTAGCGGGTGAAGACGGCAAAGGCCTGGCTACGCGACATCGGTCGGCCGGCATGGGTGCTTGAGGGGAACAGGTAGGCCCCGACATAGCCCCGGGCCTTTTGGCTGTCGCGGTAACGCTGGAAAAAGGCCACGGCTTGCGGGGTCAGCGGCAACAGGTGGTCGCGGTGGGATTTGGTGTCAGCGGCCGGAATGAACCACTCCCCCGCCTCCAGATGAATGTTTTTCCACTTGGCCTGGCGCGTCTCACTGATCCGCGTGGCATGGGTCAGCATCACCACCAGCAACGCCACGGCGGCCGGATCACTGGCAAAGGCCTCGGTCCAGTCGGCCAGCAGGTCGACCACGGCAACGTGCCGCAACCGCGCGCCCTTGGGCTTGATCTTGGCTTTCGTGAAGTGCTTGAACGACACCCCAAGCAACGGGTTGACGGTGACTTTCTTCAGCACCAGGGCCGTGCCGAACACCACTTTCAACACGTCCAGCATCGACTTGATGTAGGCCAGGCTGTACTCGGCTTGCATGTGCCGGATCAGGTGGCCGTCGATGGTGTCGGCATTCAGCTTGTTCAGGTGCAGATCCCCCAGGGCCGGCAGCAACTGACAGCGGATCGCCGACAGCGTCGACCCGCGCCGGCTCTTCGACAGGCCTCGATCGGTCGCCAGGCGCTCGGCGTACCACTCCAGCACCTGGCCGACTCGCTCCCAGCCATCCACGGTGGCCGGTGCCGCCGGATCAGCCAACAAACGCGCCTGCACTGCCGGCAGACTGTCGAGCATCACCCGCGCCGGCACGTCGGGCCAGTTCGCGGCCTTTTTCCAGATGTCGCCCTTGTTATGCCGGACAACGTACCAACTGCCCTTGCTCCGGTCGTTACGGTAACGAAAGCGCAGCGGGTGCCGGGGGTCTTTCAGCTCGGTAATGGCCGGGTCAGCGGCATAGCGCTTAATGACCGCGTCAGAGAGCTGGACTTGAAGGGTTTGTGCCATGTATGGGCCTCACGGGCCGCCCAGGGCGAAGCCGGCGGGCGGCGTTGTCTTTCTTCAGGCAAAGCGACGCCTTGACGCGTAAAGCGCCGAGGTCACTAAGAGTTACTTTTGCGAAGGGTTAAGCAGGCATAGCCCGGGCGGGTGGCCAGTCTTTAATCGGGACGTTGCCGGTTTGGACAGCGAAGCCATCCACCAACAGCGCGAAGGCCTCGGCGAAGACTTGCGAAGCGTCCGGCGTCACCTTGGGCCAACCGGCCAGAGCCTCCCCCCCAGCGGCATAGGCGGCCGCCTCCAGGTCCCCGAGGACAGATGCGCCGGTATAGAAGTCACTGGCCCGCGTGCCCTGCAGGCCCTGCAGGCAATCGCCAAGGCCCACCAACCAACAGGCCGAGGCAAAGGCGGTCAGCGGCCGCACGAACAGCAGACCATGCGCGGCCGGGGCCTGCCAGCCACCGGCATACAGGAAGCCGTGCAGATCCTCGCCCGGTAACAGGCGCTCCCGCTGCCTGGCCGACAACTGGAGCGGCAGCGCGCCACGGTGCGCCTCGGCATGCACCGCAAACCCCAAGGCCTGGCCAACCGCATACAGGTTCGCCCCTTCAAAACCGGCAAAAAGTGGGTGCATGGTCATTTGATCCCCAACAACGCTTCAATGATTGCGCGGGCCTCGGCGAGACGACCGCGATAAGTTCTCAGGCTCACACCCAGGGCTTCGGCCTTTTCAAACTGACCGATGCCGTCCTGTTCATAACCGGCGATGTTTCGCCGTTCAGCGACAGCCCACCAGTTCGCGCCATACTCCAGGCGCAACACGTCAGCACGCAGCGGATCAACGACAAACATGCTCAACACGGCCGCCTCGATCATGCTTTCCAGGCCATCCGCCGGACCGCTGACCGGACCGGAGCCACCGAAAAAGATTTCGCCTTTATTGTCGATCAGCTTGGCCAGCATGGACTTACCACTGGAGCCGCCACTATCGGGCCAGCTCCAGCGAGCCCACAGCTCCAGGGCGTGGTCCAGACGGTTATTGCTCTTGCGTCTTGCCATCCCCGCCCCCTTTAGCCGCCGGCTTCAGGCGTCAGCTTGTAGCCATTACGCTGCCCACTCTTGCAGGCTGGAAACTTGAGGCCACTGGCACAGACCGGCAGCCCAAAAATGTAGTCCGCGCGCACGCAGACGGCGCACCCCAACGTGCGCAACTCTTGCGCCTCGACGATCTTCGCCGGATCGCCATAGGCATATCGCGGCAGCGCCCGACTACTCGGATGCATTCGCCAATTCCCCGAGCGCGGCGCGCACGCTGCCACTACGCGCCAGGTAGGCCAAACATGCCTCCGACAGCCCTTCAAGCGGCTCGCGCACATGGGAAAAACCAGCATGGCCATCCGTGACCATCAAATCACCGCGATGAATGCTCACCGTGCCCGAGGGGCGACTGTAGAGGTGCCACACGAACCCGCCACGCCGGCGGATTTCGTCCGTCTCCAGCTCGCTCAGACAATGCGCGATCACCACCCCGTCGACCGGCGCAGGGCCGCGCCGGGCATCCGCCGGACCATCAAGGAAGGCCCGCAAAATATCCACCCGACGCCGCGCACAGTCCGCGCTCGGGGTCGCTTGGGCAAAAGCCGCCAGCCGCGCTTTGCCAGAAGTGACCAGGCGATCGGCGATATCCAATCGTTCTCTGGGGTGACCGCCAACCAGTGCAATCAATAACAAGGAATTCCCCTTGGGCTCACCATCAACGGCGGGCCGCCTCTAATTTTTCTTTGCGCACAGTCATCAAAAAGTTATGCAGACTGGCCGGGGCAAGCCCCGCACCGTCCTTAATTGCCAGCTCTACGGCGGCATTCATTTCGTCAATCGTGACGTTCGTCGCACACCAGCGACGGAACAAAGATTGGTTATAGGGGTCTTTCCCTTGGTCCTCGGACAGACCCAGCTCGGCGGCAAACCACAGGCGCCACTCATTGGCGACCCGGGGCAACTGAAGGGAGGGCAGAAAGGCGGAAAAATCCGCGAGCGTTACGCGTAACGGCGAGCCGGATTCCGCGCCCTGCTCCAGAACCAGAAAGCCGTCCGCCGCTAGGTAGGCCAGGAACACGTTCAGCTCCAGCGGGCCGACCTGTAACACGTCGCGCCAGTCGCTGGGGGCCAGCTCAATCAGCCCAGCGCCCCGCGAGGGGCTGGCGGCAAATTGCTCCAACAGCTTGATCAGGCGGGCAAACCCAGCCGCGCCAAATCGCTGCTCGATCTTGAGCACGATGGGCAACGCGGAAAAGTTCGGCGGCAGGCTAAGCGACATTGCGCCCCCCGACCTCGATGGCCGAGCGCGCAAAAGGGACATAGATGCCGTTCCAATCGACGACACCTTTGGATTTGATGGTGATGTTCATCGCGGCGTTAAAGGACGGAATCCGATCGCGGCGATACCACGCATACACCGTGCGTGGCTTTTCGCCCAAAAGGGCTGCCACCGAGCGGAGCGCCGCGCGGCTGGCCTTCCTAGGCGGCTCGACGCCCGACACGCTTTCCATCCACGGATTCAGTTCCACGAAACGACATCCTATTACACGATTAGTGTAAGTCTATTTCGACCACCTCCCATTCTTCAAGCTTTTTTTCGACCCCTGTACACTTAATGTGTATATTTCTACGGGATAGATATAATATTCAATTAATTGCCAAGGCTATAAACCTCACGGCGCCCATTGAGAGATTGCGCATGTCCGAACTACAAGCGACCGTCGCCAAACGGATTAAGCAGTGTCGCACCAGCCACGGCTGGACCATGGACGAAACAGCCAAACGCTTGTCCGTCATTGCCGGTAAAGAAATGTCCCCGTCACGTTATTCCAACTGGGAGTTGGGCTTGCGGATGCCTGGACCCGAGCAAATGATTCACCTCGGCCAACTGTTTGGAAAGCCGGCAGCTTGGGTTCAGGGCTTCACCGATAACGACAGTTTGGGTGCGGTATCAGCCCAATACGTGACCGCCAACAGCCCGAACATTTCGACCAAATCCGGCTTTCTGAGCGTGACGCAGGCCACGGATGCTACGGCGTACAGCCTAGAATACCTGGCGGCGCGCGGACTCAATCGCAACAAACTGCTATCCATTCGGCAAATTGACAAAAGTATGCACGGCGTCGTCGAAGAAGGCGCCGAGGTATTACTCGACCTCGATCAGCAAGCCGTGCGCGGCGCCGACCTGTTTGGCATTGCCGTCGCCGGCCATATCTGGATTCGTTTTATACGGCCAGAAATGAATGGTACTTACACCATTACCGCCGCCGACAACTCGCAATATGCCGACCAAAACCTGTCAGCCGAACAATTCAAGGATATTGACGTTATAGGTCGCGTCGCCCGAATAGCCCACGACCGCTAACCAATTAGCCCTTAGTCCAAGGGCTTTTTTATTGTCCAGATTTACACTTAACGTGTAACATTGCACGCAAATCAGGAAAGGCAGGTTCTCCATGCAGCAAGGTAGCGAAGTGTCCCACATCACCCCCAAACACCCGGTCGAAACCTCCCGCGCGCTGGCCATCCAGCAACAGCGCGTGATTGCCGTTAAAGAAGTGTCCTCGCTCTTGCACACCATGCAGCACATGGCGCTCTACTGCATCGATCAAAACCACGTCACGCTTGATCACATGGAAAGCATGGCCGACACCCTGGGCATCCTGCGCCGCCAGGTCGAAGCCTTGCGCATCGAGCTGGCCAGCAACTAACCCCCCTCCCCCTCGCAAGGAAGCGTCCCCCCATGAGTGCCTGCATTCAGATCCACGGCGACGAAGTCATTGGCTACCCCGGCCAAAACCTGACCGACAATGAATTGTTTGTGCTGGTCAAAACCGCTGAAGGCTTCCCGACCCCGGTCATCGCCGAAGAACTGAACATGGACGACACCAGCTTGCGCATGGTCGAGCGCAATATCCTGAGCAAGCTGGGCGCCAAGAACAAAGCGCACATGATTACGCGCGGCTTTACCCTGGGCGTCCTTGCCCCTCAGGCTCTGTGCCTTATGCTCTGCGCCATTGCCGTGCTGGAAATAGACACCGACTTCAACCGGCCGCGCTCCCAGCGCCGTAGCCGCACCCTCACCGAACACTCGCGCACCGTGCGCTGCTCACCAGCTTCCGCCGGCGGCCCGCCCTCCCGGCAAATGCTCTACGTCTGATCCTTTTTCGTTAATTCGTTAATTCGTTATTTTCTTGATCCTCTCAACGGGGCGGCCTATACTCGCCCTACGTTAACGAATTAACGAAATGACGAATTAACGAAAACAAGGATTCTCACCGTGGCATTGAAAATTGGCTTCGCAACTCAAAAGGGTGGCCCTGGCAAATCCACCAACGCACGCGGCACCGCTGTCGGGCTCGCGCAAAATGGCTGGGCGGTGAAGGTGGCCGACTTCGACCTCAATCAATCCACCTGCACCCGCTGGCACCAGCGCCGTCTCCAGCGCGGCCACCAACCCGAAGTGTCGGTCGAACAATTTGGCTCCGTGGCGCACGCACTCAGCCGCGCCGACGATTACGACGTGATGATTTTCGACGGTGCCCCGCGCGCCAGTAAGGACACCGCTGCCATGGCCGAAGCGTGCGACTTACTGGTGATCCCCACCGGCCTATCCGTGGACGACCTCGATCCCGCCGTCGAACTGGCCGACGCGCTGCATTACAAACACAGCATCCCCGTCGATCGCATCGCCTTCGCCTTAAACCACGTTGGTGACAGCCTGGCCGAACTGGAGGAAGCCAAAGAGTATTTGGCTCAGAAGCCCTATCACGTCCTCGACGGCTACCTGGCGCAAAAAGTCAGCTACAGCCGCGCCATGGACATCGGCCTATCGGTGATTGAAGTGTCACACAAAGGGCTGCGCGCCCAGGCCGAACAGCTAATTAGCGCGATCATCAAGCGCGCGACTGCGCTACAATCCAAGTAACGAATTGACGAAATAACGAATTAAAGGAAGCCGCGCAATGACTGTTGACGCCCCGAAACCACCTAAGCGCAAGCCATCCACCAAAGGCACCGCGCCAGCCTCTCCACTAGCCACCGAAGCCCTGGCCAAAGCTGGACACACCCACCAGGCCGGCCCTGAAGAACTGGTAACGGCTAATTTCAAGGTCGACGCCCAATTCAAACAAGACCTGAAAATGTTCGCCACCATGCACAAAATGAGCATGGTCGAGGTACTGCGCCAGGGCTTTGCCTTGCTCAAGGAAGCTAAAGGCGGCAAGTGACCGTCGACACACATAGCAAGCCCCGCATCTGGCGGGGCTTTTTTATGGGCAAAAAAAAACCGCCTCAACCGAAGTTGAAGCGGCCCATCTTTACGACCGGGTTACTGGTCGTTGAAGTGGTCTTGCAGCAGTTCGAACACGTGATGTACACGCAGACAAACCACCACGAAGTCCCACGCACGTTTAAATTTCAACATGCTCGGCCCTCCCGTAGTTGGGCCAGACCTCCAGCGCGCTTATCCCGGAACACGCGAGCCTTTGGAAACACACCACGCGTTTCCTGTGAGGTGGCTAAGCTTGTGGCCTCCCGATTTCATCCGGCACGGCGTCCTACGGCCGTGTGGGGAGGTCCAGCATTCACGTTCAGCCCTGGCCAACAGCACCAGACGACGAACGCGAAACAGTCTGTATGTTACCCATTTTTTCATCACGCAATGGGCAAAATTAGAAAAAAATCTTTTTGCACAAGATATAGTCAGCGCGCGCAACAGCCCGGCCCTGCGCGCTTGCGGCGCAAGTCGGGCGCAAAATGCGCGCGCGGCGGGGGCGGCATTAATTGTGGATAGATCGCGCTAAGCCGCGTAACCACTGGGCGCGCCAGACTTTCGAGTACTACATCTTGTGTTGCGCGCAATGGCGCGCGCTAGTAAGCTTTCACACACACACCACGCGTTCCCTGTGAGCGTGCCAGTCCGGCCCCTAACCAGACTGGCAAGAAAAAACCGCCTCCTAAGGCGGTTTTTTTTCGTCTGCGCCTTGTCACCGTGACGCGTCACAGCTCGACGCTAAAGCCCCTGAGGCCGATGCCATCGGCAAAGCGCCCGACGGCGGTCAGGCTGGCCCAGGTGCGCACCCGCTCGCGCCGCGAGCGCACCGGCACCCAGCGCGCGCCGCTGCCGCCGAGGCGCACCGACAGGCCCCAGTCGGGGCCGCCGTCGACCTTGGCCACCAGACATTCCCTGACGGCGTGTTGTTGCACCAGGGCGCGCAACACCTCTTCCTGAATGCCGTCGCCGATCATGCCGCGCCCCGGGGCTGACTGAAGGTCAGGCCGTAGTCGCCGACGTAACCGACATCGCCGCCGAGCGAGCGGCCGTCGTCCAGGGTGACGCAGATGGTGTGCGAACCGCGCGCCGCCGGCAGCTGGTGCGGGGTACTCAGCTCAAACAACCCGGGCATGGTTTCGTTGAGCGTGGCGGCAAAGCGCTCGACGTGTTCGGCGCCGCTGGCATCGATCAACACCACGTCGACCGGGCCGACATACGGGAAGGTCATGCAGCCACCGCCGGCATTTCCCCCGGCTGCCCCGGGCGCTCGCACAGGTCACACGGTCTATCCGTTGGCCACTCCATCCGGCAGGCCGCGCAGTGCCATACGACCGGGCGCGTGTGACCCTTGAGTTCGCGCCAACTGGTCAGCATGGCCGCCTTGGCCCCGACCGCCTCGGCGGCCCAAGCCTGCACCGCGATGATGTCGCTGTCGTATTCAATCGGGTTTTCCAGCTCGATCACACGGGTATGCTCGGTGGTTTGCGGGTGGTGGTCGCGGGTCGCCCCGAAGTGGATGTGATAACGCGGCATGTGCGGGGCTTCCTTTTCGAGTGAGTGGCGGACTGTGCGTAAAACCAGACCATGGGGGCATGGTACGCCAGCCCTAGGGGGTCTGGTATCCACCGGCCCAAAAAAAGGCCCCCACACGCCTGACAAGTGTGGGGGCCGATTGAACATAAACGGCGTTACTCGTAACGCGGCGGGCCTACTCCGCTCGGCGCGCGCGCATGACCTGGGCGGCGCGGGTGATGTCATCCCACAGCTCAGGGTATTGATGCGCGTCGAAGGCCAGCGCCATCACCTCCTTGGCCGCCTGCTCGCGCTTATTCACCTGATCCACGGTCGCGGCGGCATACACGGCATCAATCGCCGCCTCGACGCGCCGGCGCTCAGAACTCAAGCCTTCGCCCTGGAGCTGAATGTGTTTTTCCGGTCCAAGCATGGCGGGGGTTCCTTTCCTTACGCCTGTTCGGCGGCTCTAAATTCGCGCACCCGCGCTTCGGCGGCCTCGCGGGCATCGTCCAGCAGCGTCAGGCGCTCGGTTTCGGTGATCGCGGCCACGTCATACAGCGCCTCGGCATAGGCGCGGGCATGTTCCTCGGTGCGGTCGATGTACTGCCGATTCGCCTTGGCGATGGCCAGCACCTTGCGCCGGGCTTGATTCAGGTACAGCGTTTTTTCTTGGTCGGTATAGGTCGGCATGGCGGGGGTTCCTTTCAGGCGGAAAAGTTATTCCAGTTCGGGGCAAAGTTTTTCCGGTACCGGCTCAGTGCAGCGCCCGGCCGGGCGCGTCGCCCAGCTGCTGCGCCAAGGCTTCGGCCCAAGCGCTCAGCGTTTCAATCTGCTGCCGCGTGCGGGCTTCGGTGTCGGCCAGCCGGGGGTCGCCCTGGGCACGGATTCGCGCCAAGAGGGTTTCGGCGGTGGCCAGCTGGGCGCGAATCTGCGCCAGTCGCTGCCGGGCCTCGATCAAGGGGGTGTCAGTCATTACCGCCGGCTCCGTACAGTGCGTTACGCGTAACGGGCGACCTAAGCCGCTTCCAAGACCAGCGACAGGCGCCGCCCGAGCAAGGCCAGGGCGCGCTCGACCTGCTCGATTTTCGAGGTATGGATAAAGTCCACCAAGCGATCGACCACCTGACGCGTGCAGCCCATGCGCCGGGCCAGCTCGGCGCGGCTCACGCCCTCGTCCTGCATGGCGTTCCACAGCATGATCTTGGCCACGGTCAGCGCCGGCAGGTGCAGGACCAACGTCGGATCACTCGGCGCCGAGGCGCGCGGAATCGGCCGGCGTTGCTCGACGTACAGCGACAGCGCCGACTCCAGGCCGTTCAGGGCCTCGGCCATGGCTTCCGGCAGGGTGTCGCCGGCGGCGTTCATTTCCGGAATGTCCGGGCACGACAACCACACGCCGGTGGGTTCAGGGTGCAGCTCTAGCGGGTATTGATACATGGCGCCTCACCTCTTGGGGGTACAGCTCAACCTCAATCCTTGAGGCCGAGCTGTTTGATGATCGTCTTGCGGAGCCCTTCGTGCATTTCCTTGCTGCCGTGGTCCGCAAACACGGTTGATTTGCCATTCAAGTAGACCTTGAAGTGACTGCCCTTGGCGCTCTTGAACTCCACGCCTTGGGCCATCAACCACCGCCGAAACTCGCTGCACTTCATTGCTGTAAGTCCTTGTCCGTTTCGGTAGAGCCATTATGCAACACTTATGTTGCTATCGCAACACTAATGTTGCATTTAGTTATTCGCCCGCTTGCGCTCGGTAATCGGTGGACAAC